AATACGCGCCATATTTACTCCTCATAGTAATTAGCATCACGTTGATAATCTTTTTTATTAGCATCGCCCATTAAATAAGCTACTATCTCAATAGCTACATCTAATGCTTTCGACACTATTTCTGATCCCGTAAAACGGAATACCTTATATCCTTCTTTTTGTAAAAACCTATCTCTTGTTTTTTCATATCTTCGTTCTTTTTCTGTTCTATCGTGAAATTGTTGAGAATCACACTCAACTATAATTCTATCTCCAGTTTCACATATAATAAGAAAGTCAACCCTATAATCTCCTATACAATGCTGTGGGAATATTTTAAGTGATTCAATATAATTAAGTTTTTCAATCATCTTGATTGCGCAGTATAAAATCTGCTCTATTGGGGAATCTATGTTTAATTTTTGACAATCATTCCAAATATCAATATCAAAACAAAATTCTGCGTGTTTTCCAACTTCTGCACTACATTTACCAATAAAATCTACAACATTTTGTTCCATTTTTTTAGACATGGTATCCCTTATAAAAAAAGAGAGGACGACTTTCGCATGGATGCAGGTAAGAGATTATCTTAACTGTGCTACTCGCCGCCCTCGTTATTTGCATAAAAATATCTCTCCCCACATCCATACTACAATACTACACTACATTTCCGCTTTTGTCAAGCATAACCTGATCTTTTGGTATCCAATATTCCTTATACCACGTGCCTGTTTCAAGATTATCTCGGCGTTCACATTTCACATTATAGCCGAATTTCCGACGGAGTATTCCGCAGTAGTCTTTAGCGCAGGTAGTTCCAGCCACATCCACACCATTGAGTTGTGATATAATTCCGCCGGATAAAAGATAATCCAAAACTTTCTGTCTATGGTGTGCGTTCATTACTGCAATCCTTCGGGTTAAACTCAAACCCACATTTCGGGCATAGGATGGTTTTCTCTCTTTTGGGTTTTTCTTCTTTTGAAGGCGGTAGATACTTATGGACGATATTTCGCCAGATAGTATTCTTTCCTTCCGGTAGTTTATCGAGGTCAGGAAACTTCTGGGCGAATTGTACGGCATAGAAGATACTCGACCGCTTCCTGCCTATACCATGTCCAACAAGTTGGACTAACTCCTCCATAGTCTTAAATCGCTTCCTGTCCTCTAAAATCCTCAAGCCTAATAGGTGATACCCCTCTATACGGGCCCAGCGTGAGGTAAAGCTATGCTCAACGTCTATATCCTTACAATCCTCGATTAACTGTTCATTTTTAGCTTCTTCGTTCATATTTCACCTCGTTCTAAAGCTTTTAGTCCTTCCTTGTTCAGTAACTCCTCAATCGGCTTTTCTTTCATTGTAAGGCATTTATAGGCACTTGCGTAAATATCCCGTAGCCAGGGCAGCATTTCGCCAAGATCGTGCAACCTTGCCTTGATTTCCACGCAGATTTGGCCTAATTCGGCAAGGTCTCGGGCCCCCATAAGCTCATCTGCGAATTTTGTGGCAAGGTCGCACGGATCGTTTTTCATTAGAATGGAGCCGTTTCTGGATCTATCGGCGGTTCTTCATCCTTGCCAATATCAATCACCGGCAAAGGATCTATCTGGCTGACTTTCTTGCCTATCGCTTCAATGCTTTCGAGGTTCTGAAAATCGCCATTATCTTTCCATACAGTTTTTACCGCCATACTATTTAGAATATCCAACTCTATATCCATATCCGGCACGGCGTTCTCTACTAAAGCGACAAGGTATTTCTTATACAGATTTGCCTTTTCGCCTACATTGAATTTCATCCATCGTGAATAGTGAGCGTGCTCGCACCCATCCAGTTTGAATTTGAATCTGATCGCCAAACCAGTCGTATCCTCATCACCTTCTTTGAAGGCCTTGAAGGTGTGTTTTTCGTCATACTGCACCTTCTCGATAATACCTATTACCGGCACTCCTACTGGGACACGTTCATATTCTTTGCGAGGCGGCCTCATCTACTTACCCTCCTTTTTCAGGTTAAACTTCTTATGGCAGAACGGACATTCCACCATCGCTTTTAACATCTCCGCAAGTCTTTCTTTTTCTTTCTGTTCGGCTCTTGCCTTCGCTTCCAGCCTATCCTTTTCAGCATTAGCCTTTATGCGTTCAGCCTGGGCCTTTTCTTCGGCTACCTTCTTGGCTTTCTCGACCTTCGCCCGTTCAAGAGCCAACGCTTCATCTCTTTTCTGCCGTTCAGCCTGAGCCATATCCTCTATCTTCTGCCTTTCAGCTTCGGCTTTCGCTCGTTCTTTGGCAAGTTTCAGGTCGGCGGCCTTGCGTTCGGCAGTAGCTTTCTTTTCTCGTTCTACGGCTTCGGCACGGAGCTTCTCGTTCTCGATATGAGCCTTTGCCAGCGCCTCCGCATCGGCTTTCTCTTTGGCTATTCTCTCAGCCTCAATCCGTTGCTCTATCTCAATCCGCATAGCTTCTTCTTTCTTTTCCTGTTGTATCTCGACAAACCGTTCCTGCGACTCAAGATATTCCTCGATAGGCACAATTAACGCTTTCAGGACATTAGCTATGCCGTCGATCGCCTTACCTTCTCTTAAAGCCTGTTCTTTTAATTCCTTCCGGGCCTTCTCAACAGCGACACGCTTTTCTTTAAGGAATAAACGGCCGGTCCGGGCCATCTCCATCTCGGCCTTCTGTTCAGGCTTCGTTACTACTATGTTCCTTGCCTTTACCGACCACTCGTCTGCCATAGCAAAGTATTCTGTAAATTTATCCAGAATAAACTTCGCCTTAGTCGGTTCAAGTTTCGATTCCTCTACAATAACTTCTAACTGATTCTTTTTCTCCATTAGATTCTCCTTAATCGTTCTGTTACCTCATCAAGTTCTTTGACGAAGATTTCAAGTTCTATCCGCAGAGCCTTTTGAAACTTCTCATCAGGCTTAACACTTATGAGTAATGGCGCAAGGCCCGGAAAGTATGAGAAAAAGTCAACATACTTCCTGCCTGTTACAAGAAGCTGTCCTTGCACTTGGCAGTAATAGTCTATCGGGAGGCCACCTGCGAATAAGTATCCGACATGAACAGGAGCTGTCGGACACTTAATCTCAAGCGCACCGTCATCACCAATAAGGCCGTCCGGACTACAGCCATATAACTTCTTCTTGTCCGGATAGCATACCCCGACGACTTCAACAGTATTGCCTGTGACGAGTTCATACATCGCCCTGGCTTCAGCTTCCATCTCGATTCCGCGCTTCATTGCGTCGTTTTGATACTTGTCCTCAGAAACACCTGTTATCCTTTCGGCGGCTAAAGAATACAGGTATTTCTGTTTCTGCTTCGATGGCGTGCCAGACGTGGTGATAATCATATCGAAAGCACTCGCTGTCGGTATGCCTCCTCGAGCCGCGCGCCACTCCTTCGTGCCTTGAACCGCGCTATCGATTATCATTTTTTCGCTTTCTTGGCGATCAAGGCAAGTTTCGCTTTGGCGAAGTCCGCTTTCGGTAACTTCGTCAGATCCTCGACCTTTAGATAATCCATGAACTTAGGCATATCAGCCTTACAATCTATCGCCAAATCGGTCAGTTCGCTTCTCTCCTTGTCGGTTATATATTCAACTACCTCTGCGGCCTGCCCGTCATCGTCCTGACCGCCAGTCGCAAGCCCCAGAGCGGCAAGCGTTCCGTATCTCTCTAAATACGAAGCTGTGCTACCGATAGCTTGAAGTGAATTCTTCCCGCCGCTATCATCTGCCGGGCCAGTTAAGGAGAATTCTTCCCTATGTCCGAGCGCATGAGTAACCATTGTCGTTATGGTGATGTTGCCCGAAGTCTGTAGTGGCTTCCATGATATGGATAGCCCGTACTTGCTCAGGAGAGGCGTAACCGTGCTGATGACGTTAGCCAGGCTTGCATGATTGTACTTAACGCGCCCACCTGTCTTTGTGGCATAGTCGACCTTAGCGTCTTTCAATATCTCAATAGCTTCGGTTTTGAATTGCGCCATCGCTACATGGTAGGCTTTCCGGGCCTCATTCGCTTCCCATTTCTCCTGTAACAGCATGAGCTTCTCGATCTGCTCGAGGTTTGCACCTTTTGCTATTGCTTCACTTATTACATCTTGTGGCATCCTAACAACAATATCTTTCTTAACTTCTTTAACTATTGCTACATCTTTTTCAACTACTTCTTTATTTTTCATTTTATCTCCTTATTCGCGGTTTCAATAAAACTCTCGGATTTATCTCCAAGAACGGACACTCACTTATTAAGCAAACTCGATTCGCTTTACCCATCACCACCTTTCTTTCGCATTTTTTCGGATTACTACATGTATAACGCATTTATCCTCTATCATCCGGATGGCGTTGTTCATCGAGCCTGTCATCCTGAAGTTTATCGTAACAAGCCTCACAATAATCCCCATCCGCCGCTTCGTCTGAGGTTAATACACGACCGCATTCCTCGCATTTTTTGATACACATAGTATCTATCTCCTTAACTATCTTTTTACAGGCGACTTGTGTTTTCATGCAAGAGAGGATAAATTCGCCGAGTTTTTTATCGGATATGGTTTTCATATAACCTCCACCTTTATTTGTAATATCCCACGATCCAATTATCCACCATC